TAACAATCTTACACATGAGGAATTAAAGAATGACATCAAAACCACTACTAACGTTTCGTGATTGTCCATTCTGTGGACATGACTTAAACAGTGATGATATTATGGACACTGTTTACCCCACTGATCGCGAGCGTACCTCCTGGCAAGTGGTATGTCAAACATTAGCAGGTGGATGTGGGGCTACTATGTACGGTGAAACTGAAGAAGAATCAATGGACAATTGGAACAGGAGAGCAAAATGAAACAATTAATACGTGAAGCGTTTGAAACTTATACTTTGCCAAACTTTCGGGATGGTAAGGTTGTGTTTTTTAATGGGGAATACAATAACGATACAGTACAAGAACATTGGGAAACTTTTCAGGAAGGATGGGAATCCGCTGTTAAAGTTCTCCAAGCAAATAAAATCAATAGCGAGTACACTGATATACTGAGTAATGGCGGATATGATCCACGCAATACTCACCCGTTAGGAATGCGTGAATGAATCACTATCTTAAACAACTAGCAGAACAAGCAGAACAGTACGCAACTAGAGCTATAAAAAATCTACCTGACGATGCTCCCGTAGGATTTATGGACTATTATACTGAACATCTAGTAAAATTGGTTATTACCGAATGTGCTCAGATAGCTGATAGCTCTTGGGATATATCGGGAAATATGATTAAAAAACATTTTGGGATGGAATGAATGAGGTATTTCACGTTTGTTCAACCAAAGAATCTTGCAGGTGACCCCGAATATATCACTATGAGTGAGGATGAAATTCGTAAGGAGTATTGGCCTCATTGGTATAAAAAAATGTGTGATAAGTATGAGCAGGCATACGTAGATGAACATTATTCTTTTGAAGAGTGTTTAGATGACTGGAAGATAGTTCACTGGGCTTGGCAGGAGGGAAACCATAGTCAGTATTGATCTATGCCCATCAATTATTTTCGCCGGCGCAAATAACACTTGACAAGCAATTAAATTGTTGCTATAATATATAAATGACAACTACAGCAATCCCGGCCGATGGCATTGAGGGCATGTTGATCTGGGTGCATGGTCTAGACAGATTTATGTTTAGAGTTTACAATCCAAATCACACATTCAAAGATTATGACATCGACCACAGTGACCTTTGCGTGACCATCAAAGATCAAGACGCTTACTTTTATGAACACGATAACGGGCTACTGACACTAGATCATAGCCCGGACACATTAGGCCACAATAAGAAATAAGAATATGCGTTATATAACCAATCAATTTCATTCAGTAGTCCTTCCCTATGAAGAAGGAATGATTGAATGGCTACACGAAAATTATCCAATGTCTAAATATTATATTGTAGAGGTAAATGACGATGAAATTTAAGAAAAAACCAGTTGTTATTGAAGCCGTAAAATTTGAGTATACCACTGTGGGTATCGACCGTTTAAGAGAGTTTTGCGGTAATAGACTTGGCAACGTTACTCAAGCGCGGCACATCAATGCTAAAGCAGAGGCCGAAATTGCCACCTTGGAAGACGGTGTAAAATTAAAAGTAGTTCACATTGCAACCGAAGGTGATTGGATTATTAAAGGTATACAAGGAGAGTTGTATTCCTGTAAATCAGACATTTTTGAGCAAACATATGAAAGATGTACTGAATGACTAATCAACACACTGATCTAATATATCGCCTACGTGAGAGGGCTAGGATCAGGCGTCAAATTCCATCTCGTAAATCGGTTGAAGAGGGCAAACCTGACAGGATTTCTGATCTGCTAGAAGAAGCTGCCGCCGTTATAGAAACATTGACCGTTACTGCTGCACCACTGCAAAGAAATCCACCTCCCCCGCCAATGTCTGATGAAATGTATGCTGCCCTAGACCGAGCAGATTATCAACAATCAATGGGAATATAATGTGTAGGGTTGATAAAGAAAAAATCTCCCTTGACAAATAATACAAACTCTGTTACAATACGGTTTATTAAATAAAAGGAGTTTCAATGTCGGCCTCGTGGATAAACAAGCTAATTGAGAGTGATAGCCGCCTTCATAAAGAAGATGTCATCAAGCAAGCCCTAGAAGCGGCTACCTTGGGCAGTACTAATGCTCAGACTTTTTTAGAACTCACCAACTTTTGTTATAACCCATACATTACGTTTGGGGTAAAACAGATTCCCTCAACTATTCTTATCACCGAAGCTGAAAATCCTTGGGAAGAATTCAAAGAATTGCTTGTTCAACTCAGTCTTCGTGGTCTCACTGGTCACGCAGCACGTGATGCTATCGAGGATATTAGTGGGCGATTTGATAGCGCAGAATGGAATACCTTCTGCGCAGCGGTAATCAGGCGTGATTTGAGGGCAGGTGTCAGCGATAAGACCATCAATAAAATCTGTAAGAAAACTGAGTACGAGATTCCAATCTTTGGGTGTCAACTGGCAACTAATAGTGAGGGTAGGCCTGAAATGAAGGGCATCAAGCGCCTTGAGCCTAAACTTGACGGTGTGCGTGTATTGCTGACTGTGATCCCTAGCGACAGTGGATTGACTACCATCTGTTTTAGCCGTAACGGCAAACAGTTTGAAAATTTTCAACACATTGAAGAACAACTTCAAGCTAATTTTCTTAAACTATGCCGTGCTGCGAAGGGTACTGATCAAGGGCGTGCCATGGCTAACGGAGTAGTATTTGACGGTGAAGTGATTGGTAATACATTCCAAGAACTAATGCGACAGGCCCGTCGTAAAACAGATGTCCAAGCCGAAGATAGCGTTTTTAATATCTTTGATGTTATTCCCTTGCAAGAATTCCGTGAAGGACATTGGAATGCTCAACTAAATCAGCGTATTCAACTACTTGAGGCAATGCGTCCCGTAATTGATACTATGCCCAATGTTGAACTGTTACCGCATATTATGGTAAACCTTGATACGGCCGCCGGAAAAGATCAATTGGAACGGTATGCAAAAGATCAGGTCAATGCTGGGTTTGAAGGTATTATGATTAAAAATGTGGATGCTCCATATGAATGTAAGCGTAATACTTTTTGGATGAAATGGAAACCTACTATCACAGTTGATCTGGAGGTAGTGGGTGTTGAAGAGGGTACTGGAAGAAATCTTGGCAGATTGGGTGCATTAGTTTGTGCCGGAGAAGATGACGGAAAAGAAATTACCGTCAATGTTGGTAGTGGTTTTAGCGATATTGACCGAGATAGTCTTTGGGCTGACCGTAATATGATTATTGGTACAACTTGCGAGATTTTGTGTGATGTGATTACCCGCAATATGGACGGAACATACTCACTACGTTTTCCCAGATTCGTTCGTTTCCGTCTCGACAAGTAAGTTATTGCGATGAAGACCGTAGCTGAATACTTTGCCGAAAACAGATACAAACCAAAATACTTTCTAGGTGACCGAGTTACTGGCAAATGGAATAAGATTCCATTTGTTGGTACTGTTGCTAATGATAGTGTAGTTAGTGATAGTGAAGGTCCAAAAATCAGTATCTTTTTAGATTTGCCGATCAAATACAAAAATAACATCCATACGATTATAGTTGCTAAACATCGGGATGTGAAATATTTTAAATAGGATATAATATGGAAGCGCACGAATTAGTTGGTAAATCTTATGTATTTCCAGATGGAAATAGTATTTCTGTCTTTCAAGTTAAAGAGAGAGATGGGTTAGAACTATTTGTTACCTATCATATTCAAAATGGGCCTGGCATCCCTAGAAAGCACGTATTATCTATGAATGAGTTTATGGGCTATTATGGACATCTATTCCAAGATCCAGGAATAACTGATGATACTTGATGAGAGTTAAATAGTCTAAATACTCTATGGCTATTAATCGTATCTTAACTTTCTCCAATCTCGTATTATTCACTGCACTCTCATTAAGCGCCATTGCCGCTTGGTATAGCATTTTAGGCTTGATGGCAATATTCGCCGCAGCCGCCATACCCATTATAATAATGGGCGGTTCATTAGAGATAGCAAAGGTTGTAACAACAGTATGGCTACATCGCTATTGGGCTATGGCCAGCTGGACTATTAAAAGCTACTTAGTTCCTGCTGTATTTGCGTTAGCATTTTTAACCAGTATGGGAATATTTGGGTTCCTAAGTAAAGCTCACTTGGATCAAGGTGTACCGGCAGGTGATGTTATTGCTAAAGTAACAATATTTGATGAAAAGATTAAAATAGCAAAGGACAATATAGATGTCAATCGCAAGGCGCTCAAACAGATGGATGAGGCAGTGGATCAGGTCATGGGCCGCTCATCAGATGAAAAGGGTGCCGATAAAGCGGTACAGATTCGTAGAGGACAGCAGAAGGAACGTAGCAGACTACTCGCCGATATCGAAGCCGAGCAGAAAAAAGTTAGCCGGCTTGTGGAAGATCGAGCGCCCGTGGCGGCAGAGGTTCGCAAAGTTGAAGCAGAAGTTGGACCAATCAAATACATAGCAGCGTTGATCTATGGGGACAACCCGGACAGCAATACATTAGAGCGGGCAGTAAGATGGGTGATCATCCTAATTGTGTGCGTGTTTGACCCATTGGCGTTAACATTGGTTATCGCCGCTAATACCAGCCGTATTTGGGAAAGAAAAATAGAAGAGGATAAGAATACAAAAAATCTTATCCCGCCAAGTACAGACCTCGTTATCCCCAAGCTACCTGACTTGATTGATACTGTAACTGACAAACCCATTACCGAACAAGCGGAAGAGGTATTTGATTCGGCGCCTATAAATGAGTTTGATATCGCCCAACATCCATATTTGTTCTTTAAGGATAAAGGATTTCCCGAGCAATCGCCCGAGCCTCAAAGCAAGCCAGACTGGCCCACTGAGTGGCAAGAAGAGCCTGAAGTGGAAGAAGTCATAGTTAAAGAGAGTGTGTCGGAACCTGTCATTAGTGAGCCAACTGTTGAGCCAGAAATTGTTATCACGATACCGCCTGTTAACATAATAACTGACGGAGTGACTACGGAAAAACCTTATAAGGAAATGCAACATGGATATGTTTCTTTTGAAGGTAAACATATGCACAAAAATGTGTTGCGAGAAATTAAACCAGAATTTTTTAAACTGACTGCTGACTCCGCAACCAAAATCAGTACCAATTTTGGTATAAAATTTCCTCAAATTTCTAGTAAAGGTGATATCTTTGTAAGGGTAGATGCATTGCCAAACCGTGTTTACAAGTTTAGTGGTTCTAATTGGATAGAGATTAACAAATCCCAAACAGATTCCTATTTACAAGATGAAGAATATATCCAATTCCTTATCAGCAAGATAGATAGTGGGGAATATGATATAGAACTATTATCGGAAAATGAAAAAGCTCAACTAGAAGAGTTCTTGAAGAACCAAAAAACTTGACTTTAATACAACAATGTGATATACTACTGGTACTTAACAAACTATCGGAGTTTACTATGAAATTCAAAGTCCTTGTATTGGTTAGTGCTATTATGCTAGCAGGCTGTTCTTCTGCACCAAAGAAGGAAGGCCTTGAAGCTGGACCCATCACCCCTATTAGTGCCCAACAACTGAGCACTAGTTTTAAACGCCAAGGGGTTAAAATTGAATGGGATTGTGCTTGGGGAACAGGGCTATTTGAAAGTACCTGTGTTAAAAATAGCATTAAAGCAATTGAGGTTACTGGCTATGCAAGTTCGTTTGGTAATAGCGAGGTGATGCGTGAACAGGCCTTTAAAGTTGCCCACGATACTGCTCTTGACAAGCTTATCCGATTTGTGCGGCAAGATATTGTTAGTACTCGGGTAACTGCAACTATGTCTAAGAATATTGAAAAGG